TCCTATCCCTACCCCATTTCCCTGTGCTGATATAGACATCGCAGAAGCGCTATTAATTCCTAAAGCACTTGACGATTGTATCCCACCCGTATTAATACTCCCTACCGTCATTCGATTGAATGTAGTATCATAAAGAAACGCTGCCTCACTTGTCAGCTTTCCTGTTGCGTCAGAGTAAGGTATCTCTTGGTCCCCGAAAGTGTCTAACCTAGAATCAATAGCATCATCAATATATTTTTTGTTAGGGATGTCTGTATCATCCGTCGGTGTCTGTTGAATTGTTCCCCCTTTTACGTCTATGTCTTCTCTGACTATTACGCTATGTTCAAAAATATCATTCAATCCTTCCGCTCTATGTGCCATAAATTAATCAATAACTCGTAATAAATAAACCTTTCTACTCTAGGATTTGTGTTAGAACTATCTGTTTTGGCTCGTGTACTTCTGTAACCCCGTATTCACATGCTCTAATCTCATCACCCATAAACTTATCTGTCTTTGTGTCCGTTGATAAAGCCATTAATGATTTCCATGTTGCACAACTCTTAGGAACTACAAACAAAGCGAAACTTACTGGAACTACTGCGGCGGTGATAATACTCACTCCTGCTGGTCTTCCTATTTGTCCATTAAATGCTTTTTCTCCCGAGGTTGTTGCCTGCGCACCCTTCTCGTAAATATAATGTAAGACGTATGGTTCTGCGTCTGGGTTAATCACACATGCGAAGTCGCTTGCATTGTCGTAATATGTCTTAACTTGTGCCTTCATAAATGCCAAGTCCTTAATAATTGCCGCACTTGATTCGTCCCAATATCCTCCGTAAAGAGTACCCGCCTGAATATCTCCATCAGTAGACATGACGCTGTAAATTTCGTTATCAACTGCTTTTGCCACACCCTCAGCAATTCTCTTAATCGTTCGGTTTCTTGTGTCAATATTCTTAGCAATAATATCTTCATGGTCAATCTTACCACTTAATCCATATTTCTCAATTCTAGAATTAACCTGTTCCCAACTAATAACTGCGTCGGGGAAGTCACCGCCTCTTGGGATTCCTTTAATTGCGTTACCCGATTGTCCTTCTGGGATGTCAGTAGATTCTCTGAAAAAATAGTTTTTCCATGAGTTTGAAGTTGCAGTCGAAACTAACTGCTTCATCTTATAAGAATAAATTGCTAACTGCTTAATCGCGTTATCATAAGTCGTCTTTCTTAGTGAGTCTTCCCCTACTTCATCAAATGTCATCTTCTACTTTCTCCTTCTTAGTTTTCTTAGGGACGTTTTCTGCCGCTCTTGCTTGAGCCTCTGCCCTATCCTTTACTCCGTCCTTTGGGCTCATGCTAGTACCTCAACATTAATCGTCTCGCCAGCAGTTGCCGCTTCTCTTGCTATACCCATGTGAACTGCTACACTTAATGTCATATCAGCATCCGTACACTGCATTACATAATTACCTGGCTCTGCTGTTTTAACATAAGAATTAACTGCGATTGCTCCACTTGCAACCAATTCGTAAATACCGCCCTTATCTGCTGTCACGGAAGTTTCAGTATTAAAATCTGTGTCTGTTGCTTGGTTTATATCAGCATGTGCAAAACCTATAAAAGGGTCTCCTGTTCCCGTCGATGCGGAAGCTGTTGAAGGGTCTGCATTTGTTAAGTAAGTACCTTTAGGTATTCCTGTTCCTGTTGCGCAGGTATATCTCTTAGAAGTCAAAATCTTCGTATCTCTTTTTACTGCCTCTCTTGCCATACTAATCGATAAACCGAATAACTATTTAAACCTTTTGTTTTTTGATTGTTTTTAGAATTTGCTCGAGTAGTTGTTCAACTCTGCAATAATGTAGAGATTGGTGTATTTTATTTTCTTTCCATCTCTTTAATAATCCCATCATAACATCTCGTAGGTGTGGTTTCCTATCACTCCAATTTTATCATCCTTAATTCCTATTACGTGTAACGCAACCCCTTTTATTATGCAGTTCGATTCTCCCCTTTCAAATTCTTCCGTCGAGAAAGTTGGTGGTATTGTTTCCGCCTTCTTTAGAATTTTCTTAGGTATTTTCTTTGCTCCAAATATTTTCCTCATTCCGAAGTGTCTTGTTTCTAATCCTATTCGTCCAAAACCATAACTCGTATTTGTCTTTATCCCAAAAAATGAGCATACTTCCGCTAGTGCTTCTTTTGGAAACACATACTCATAAGCTCCTAGAACAGATGTCCTTAATGCTCCTTGAACTAAAATTATTTCTTCTTCTCCTGTTTCGTTATTTATTCTTCTAAGTTTCCAGTAGGAAGTTTGTGCGTGTGCTTTCCATAATTCAACTTGTTCAAATTTTCCCCTCGGATATAGATACATGTGCATTTTACTTCTTCCCTTTCTTCTTTAATGTCTTCAGTTCCTTATCCAATTTCTTCATAAATCTTTTTAAGAACTTCTTTTTATATTTCTTATTTAGAATTTCAAAATCTTTTTTCGTTCTTGGTTTTGGTGTGTAACCATCCATAAATCCCGCCTTGTACATTTCTACTAAGGCGTTTGCGCTATCAACAACCTCTTGATTTTTCTTATCGGAAGGCATCTACAATCTCCTTCGCGCCTTCCTCTGCCTTCTTTTTCATTTCCTCTTTTGGTGTCTGCACTTCTGTACCAGCGCTCGATTTTCCGCCAAGTGCGATTTTAGCTTTGAGTTCTTCCCCTCGTAATAGTTCCGCTTCAACTTTATCATTAGCTTCTTTAAGTGCTTCATAATTCTTAGTAACTTCTTCAACTGGCGTAGAATCATTATTAGGTTTTTCTCCGCCCGTGTCACCCTCATTTGTTTCCCCATCTTCCATATAATTACATGACATACCCTCTTATAAACCTTTCGTAAACTGGAAATTATTAGGGGCTCCTACTAGATATGAGCCGTGGAATTTTGCCCTACTCTTCTCCCTTTAATCTTGATTGCAATAGTTCCTCTGCTTCCTCAAATTTCTTCTCCCTAATCAATGTAAAGTATTCCGAATCTAATGCCTGTTCTTCTAGTTTCCTTTGTGTTGATTCCTCGTCGCTCTTTCTTCGTTCTTCTGCGAAGTCGCTTTCTTGTCCCATTTCAGAAACCTGTTTATTAATTACTTCTTGCCACACTTTATTGTTTTCTGCTTGTTGGGTTGCGAAGTTTGTAAATTCTTTTTGAACATTTGCATAAGGGATTTTACTTGCTATGTTTGGCGCTGCATTGACTATCTCGTTGCTTGCATCTAGTAGTCCTTGTGCTTCTTCAAATAATCCTTCCTTGATTGCTGCGTTCATTGCGAAGCTAATTGATTGCAAAGTTTCTTCTTTTCCAAACGAAGCGAAGGGGTATGTCCCCAGAATATCTTTTGCGATTGATGCGACCCCTAAACTAATTCCCGCTCCTATTAATAGTTTCTTTGTTAGTGATATTGTCTTTGTGTTTGATGCGAAGTTTGTTGCCGCCGGTGCTGTCTTTGATATAAATTCAGTTGTCTTTCCCACCACACTTCCTCCAAAAGTCCCTAGTTTTGTGGAGATTTCTTTAGCTAATAGTTTATTTCTTATCGTATTCATTGTCGCTGCGCTTACTTTTATTAGAGGTTTTGCTGCTAAGCCTACGATTGCTCCCCCCGCTAGAAATGCCCCAGTTCCTATCGCCGCGCCAACTCCAACAGCCTTAGCGACATTTACTACTTTATCTCTAGTTGTTTCCTCTGGCCTTTGTCCTTGCGCTGTTAAGTCGATAGTCCCTTCTTCGTTAGGTTTCTGTGGTAGATTTTCTTTAGGTTGGTTTAATTGGATTGTTGGTTTTGATTCAGATTCCGCCTTTCTCCTCTTTTGTTCTTTTATGTTTTCTCTTACAGATTCTCTCCCTTTTTTACTTCCACTTAATTGTTCTTTCCTTTCTTTCTCGGTTGCTATTTTCCGTTTTCTATCAATTTCCTCCGCCCTTTTTTGTTGAGCGTTAGTCCTTCCGAATGGATTTCTTGCCATTAGAGTTTCTCCCTGATTGCTTTAGTTAAAGAACGGATTGCTATTGTGACATCTCTTTGAAATTTCCATTTGTCTATAACTAGCGACGCTGTCCATAATCCTAAGATTCCGTATTCTAGTAAATGTTCTATCATTGTCCTTCCCCCGCTGTTGTTTCGGATGGTTGAGATTCTGTCAAGTCTCCATCTTTTGATTCATCAGATAATAATTCGTTCTCTAAAGATGCAGGGAACTCTAATTCAATAACTAGATTTAATTGGCTTAATACTTGTTCCTCTATGAATAGTTGTTCTTCCTCGATATTCTGTTGAAATGCCAGATATGCGATCTTAGCCGATGCCTCTGTAAATTCCCCAGAACCGCCTAAGATGATTTGCGGTACTCCTACCGCTTCATAAAAGAAGTCTCCTTGTGCTTCAATCCACGCCTTAGGGTCTAGTGTTGCATTTGGCGCTACGGTTATTAATTCTGATTCTGAAACATCAAATGGTTCATAGATATTCGTTGAGACTGTCTTTGTCGCCGCGTCCATCTTCGCCTTATACGCTGCGATTTCTGTTGGGTCGTCTGTCTTAAGTTTGAATTTCCATCGAGGTGTGACGTTGTCGTGCATCACTTGTTTATAATCTGATATTGATTCGTTTCTCGCAAGGATGATATTTTCCACAGAATCAATAACAGAGACTCCGTGGATTTGGTCGCCTATTCTATTTCTCGCTAAGTGAAAGATTTGCTCTGGTTTTAATTTTGTGATTTTCCCTTTTAGTGTGTCTTCGTATCTTGAGAGCATTCCTTGTTTATTCACAATAACTTTAATTCTTCTTGGGTTGAGTGGTTTTAGGTTTATTAGGTTGCCTTCGTCGTCTCTGATGATTTCCGCGTATGAGTCGCCCCCGATGTAGTATGTCCTAATCATGTTCTCTAGAATTGTGTTGAATGTGTCCATCCCATTTCCTTTGATTGTGTCTAGTAACATCTCAGTCACTTCGTCAGATTTAAATCCCTTCCCGATAGTCCACGTTGCCTTGGCGTTTATTGCGGCGTGGAGTTCTGCTATTTGATTGAAGTAACCTAGTTGTTGCCCCCACTTTGTATTCATGTATTCTGTTTCTGTTATTTCATTTGGGGAGTCGAGTGCTTCTGTGTCTACCGAGTAGGAAGGATTGTGTGAAACTTCCCCAACGGTCATTGAATCAACTTTTGAATCTCCCATCAAATTACTCCCAACAATACTAAAGGTTTAATTCCTTGTTGTTCGTCGTCGAGAGAAACTGCAAACCCTTCCTCAATCATTTGCGTCCCTACGTCGAAACCCTTGTAACGAACTTCTCCTAAGAGACGACCATATTTTCCCACTCGATTCATTTTGTTAATTATCACTTCGACCATTGCGCCCTCGATTAAGTCTTTGAGGTGATTACGACTTCTAACTCCCCCTTCTTCGTTGAGTTCTGCTGCCATTAAGTTCGACATCCGTAAAGGGAAAGTGAAGTCTCTCCATGAAACTTCTAATCTGATTGTGTCGCCGTCGTGAACATTGACAACTTTAGCGTCGAAGTCCTCTGCGATTTGTTGGTGTGGGCTGTCGAAGTAATAAAGATTCATCTGGTTGTTCGTTAGCTCTGGGAATCTTTTAAAGTCATGTGCCATCTTATCGTACCCTCATTATCCAAACTACTCCGTAGTATGTTGGTAAATTAGCTGTTGTTGTCATATCATCTCCCGCATTTGTCGTCATTGCATAAACCGCACCGCCTCCCGCTGCGTTAGGTGCTCCGAAATTATTAAGTTGATGTGTATGGTCTTCTGTTCCCCCAGTTCCCCCGCTCGTCGCATCTCCACGCATAAACCTATTATCCCCGTTAAGGTCTGGGATAGTCTGACCGTTCAAAGGACTTAAAGCATCAACCAAAACCGCACCATCACACTCAACCCAACCTTCCGCAAGATTAGGGACTCCTGATAAAGTCTTCGCCCATGCAACAATCCCACCAATAGGAGTGTCCCCAATACTCCTACTCTCTTTCTCAACCAAAGTCGTGCCTGTAATTAGTATGTCTGCCATTAAACCGTCTGCCCCTTCATCCACGTCACCGTTTCTTGATTTTTAATAAGTCCTATGCATTGGATAAACCGCGCCCAACACGTATTCATTAAGTTCTCTGCTTCTCGGATTGAGCTGTAACCAGAGTTATCAAAAGCAATCATAAAATATCCACAATAATTTGTCTCGATTTCTGTGAGTAATCCTGTGGCTGTGGTCTTGTAGAGTGCGAAGTTTGTACTCCAATCTTCTCGAGTAAGACAATTAACAAACCCCTCAACTTCCTTCGCTAGTTGTGTAATGTAAGCATCAGAAGACCCGTTTGTTGATACTCCGCCCCCTGCCTTTGCTTTGATTTCTGTTTCTGTTGCGAATATAGTTGTTGCAGCCATGAGATTAACAGAAAGCCATAATATTTAAACTTTCGTCTTTTGCTGCTAATTCCGCCGCCCTCATTATTCCCTCTACTATATGGGTATTCTTGCCTGATATTTTAACTTTCCATAATCCGTGAGCATCTTGAATCTTATCCCACCTCACAGAACGGAAGGATGCTTTGATGTCGTCCCGATTCCAAAGGTGCAGTTCTCCTCTTTCTCCCATCGCCCTCATGTTGTCGTGCATATCTTCATTGTATAATCTTTGCTTTCCGTCTTCTTGGTCGATTGAAATTTGCCTGTTGTTCATCGCGATAATCTTTCTTTTTATGTCGCTTATTAATTGTAGATGGTCATAAACAGAAACTCCTAGTGTCCCCGAACCTGCGTCAATTCCCGACTTCGTACATTTATGTTTCTTTGTGTATTCTACAATCAAATCTTCATTATTATTTGTCAATAGTAGTCTTCTTGTGTAGTGGTCGATTTGAGTTACGTTCTTCTTGTTAATTTTCTTAACAACTTCTGCCGCGAAATAATCCCCCCCCATTCTAGCCAAATCAAAACCTCCATAATTCTTCCCTATCTTCTTTAATGATTCATCCTTCTTCTCGTTAACGTGGCAAACCTTCTCAATCCACTCATCACTATAAAATTGTCTTTTGTCTAATGCTGCGATTGCCAGGTACTCTTGCGCGTAAACCATTTCGGATTTATCCTCTTTCTCCTCTGCCAAAAATTCAATGAATCCGTCATGTTGTTCTTGTGTCCAACTCTCTGAAATCGGTCTTTTTCGTGAGACGGTTTCGGTGTCCATCTCCCAAACTTTAAATCGTGCCTTTGGGTCTTTGTCTATGATTGCTTTTTTATAATTCTTCCAAAAATATCCCTCTTGTCCGTCAAACGTTCCAAACATCCAAATCCTTCCATTTGTAGTCGCTAGGATTGGGGTCGCCGCATCAAAAAATAAATCTGGTTGGAATGGTGCTTCATCAACCATAAGGACTTGACCCTCAAAACCTCTACTACTTCTTCCTGTATCTCCAACTGGTTTCGCCAATAATATTCTTCGATTCTTATTTACTTTCAAAACTAATTTGTTCAATGTTGGTTTATCCTTTCCTCTCCCAATAAGTTCCGGGCATGTTTCTTGAGCGTATGCTGTTGCAAATGCTATTAGAAGTTGTGCTTGGTCGATTGTTAGTGATGCACAAACGATTTGTGATGTTGGATGTGGGTTGTGATGTGTTTTGAGCCATTCAACTGCTTTCTGCGCGAATAAGTGTGTTGCTCCAATCCTTCTCCCTTTGGCTAGTAATATATGGTGTTCTTCTTCTGCCATAATCTCCTTCTGCCAATCATCAAGTTTAATCTTCATTTTTTATCGTGACAATCCACACATAAGGTTTCTAATTTATCCGGATTGCATAAGAGATGTTCTTCAATTAATTCTATAATCTCATCCCATACTTCTATCCCTTCTTTGTGATGGACGTTTACCTTAACCTCAAATCCTTTCTTTTTGGATTGTTTTATTCCACAATCTTGACAACAATAATCGTCTCGTTTCATTGCTTCGCTTCGTTCCGCAGAACGTACCCACATCTGCCGTAGCATTCCTTTAATTCTTGCTCTGGATGTTCGTGTTGGTGCCATGCTCTTGCTAGGCTT